AAATAATATAAATAATAAAAAACGTTTATTATATATTATTATAGGCACGTCTTTTATATTATCCATAACGTATATAATTTATATACATAATGAATTTATTTATAATAGTTTGAAACAAATCAAAAATATAACGAAATGGTTTTAATTTTCTAGTTTTACAATTTTAAGAAAACATTCATTTTCATTTGATTTAATAAATGGTTTTAAATTCGTTTCTTTTTTTTGTTTTTTAATTGGTGCTCTATGTTCATAACCTGATACTCTTTCTTGTTCAATAATTTTCCAAACTTTTTCTAATTGGCATATATTGTTTTTAAACCATTCATTATTTCTTAATACTAATACACAGCTTAACTTTTCTAATTTCCAATATATATATTTAATATATGAATAATTATAAGGTTCAGATTGATATTTTTCAATTGTATTTTCTTCCCATTGAGAAATTTCTTCTGGTGTCCATAAATTTAAAGGCATATAAGAATAATATGGTGTACCGTCATTTTTGTGAAAATATATAATAATTCCTTTATAATTACCGTCTTTAGTAGTAACAAAACTATTAAATTCTTCACCATTAAACGTAGCTCTTGATGAATCATTTTGATAACATTGATAATCTGGATATTCTACAAATTTAGTCTCTAAAAAATCACATTCGTTTAAATCGCATACTTCCATTTGAAGCTGCATTTGAATCCAGTATTCTTTTTTAGGTATTCCAGTAATTTCTCTATTAACGATATTTTTAATTTCTAACATTCTACCAAACCTACCTGTATTTGAACTTATTACAATGCCGTCAGGTGATGCTCCTAAAAATTTATAGTTCGGATGTTGAATACAACCAAAATCTTCAACTTTAGAATCATACAATTGTTCGTAAAGCATAACAGATAAAGGTTCGTATTTTTGTCCCCAATGTAATGTAGTATTTGTATTTACCATTTTAACTTCTTCGTCGATAATAACAGAGTTAAAGTCTTTTAGCGGTTGACATTTTTCATATATCAATTGATTAATTGTAGCTTGACTTTCAAATGCTTTCCAGGCGTTACTTGCTGTTATTAAATTCCAACGAAATTTATACCATTCAGGTGTTCTTTGTGTTGGTTGTGGTATTTCTCTTAATTTTTGAATTTTATTTTGAATTTCACTTTTAATATTATTTTCTAAAATACAATTTTCTTCAGAATTAGTTGAATCAAAATGTTCTATTTTAAAATCAGATAAGTTTTCATCTGTTTTAATTGAACGTTCAGTATGAAATGTTGTAATATAAATATTAAAGGCTTCTTCTAATAGATCATTCATATCATCTTCAATATAATCACTTTCTAAAATATGGTCTTCCATTTGTAGATAAAAAAAATCCTTGATCTCTTCTAACAAAATGTCATGAAAATCTGGTTCTGAAATAAGCGAAGGATTATCATTCATATATTCTTCCATAAGTTGTAGAGCAGTTTCAATTAAATCAAGCGCATATTCTTCAGTAAATATCGATGGTTCATCTTCAAATACTAATGTATCAAGAATATCTTGAAGAGGTTCTAAATCAAAAATAAATATATCCATAGAATCTTATATAATGTTGTTTAAATGTTTTTAATATATAATTAAATATTTAATAATATATTAACCTAACGTTTGTATCAAATTTTCTAAATTTACCACACCTAATCCCGAAGCTATATCAAAACCTACATTAGCATTATAAGGACCGCTAGACCCATTTATAATATCAAAAAAACAATTTATATTATTGTATAATAACGGTTGAATAGAATTAGATTTGTTCATTACAGATGTGTATGTAAATTTATTTTCGTTTATTCTTTTTTGTGTAAGTATAGATAACATACCTACATAAATCGGTGCCGATAATGATGTACCACCAATAGAATATAATCGTTGATTTATTACTATATAACATCCAGTTTGAGGATCAGATACACAACTAAAATCAGGAGTAATCCTCGAACCATTTGACGTCTGATATGATGGAGTAATAAATGATTCAGAATAACCGCAACCAGTATAAGACCATACTTTTTCAGAAAACCTTGTATTGTCGCTATTTAAATTTAATGTCGTCCCGCCAATCGCTAAAACATTTGTACAACAAGATGGAAATGTTACAAAATTATTATTTCCACTTGAAGCAACGTAAATCGTTTTATTATTTATAAAAGAATTATTATATGAAAATAAATTACCATTGTCACGCATTCCCCAAGACATATTTACTACATCTGTATCTATTTTAGGTGTAAAGTTATTTCTATTATTAGAAAAATTAATAGCATTAAACATATCTTTAAAATTAGACGAGGCAGCTTGTATTACGCGTATTTCCACATAAGGATTTACAGCATATATCCATTGAACATTTAAAGTAGTTTCAATAGCCCAGTTACTAACAAATTGTTTTGAAAAATTATATATTTTAAGTCTACATGGTGGTAATTTAAATATTTCGCCAAATTTTTTTACATCTCTTACTAAATACGGATTATTAAACGCTGTAATTATTGTAACGATTGTTCGTCTCTTTCCGCTAATAGGTAGAATATTATTGATAGAATACGCTTTTTTAATTTGAGATGGTGTAAAAGGACCTACTGATATTTGTTTTGTCGTAGTATCATTTTCTATAGTATCATTTTCTAAATTGTTTATATCTATATCTAATGGTACATCGTTTAATATATGATATGTTTCAAAATTATAATTAATTATTTTTGGATTTATATCAAAAACACAATTTAATGTTGTTTGTAAATCATTTACATTATTATTACAATATTTAAATTTACGTACAATAGAACCAGGTGTGTTGCGTAATTTACCTAATAATACATAATTAAAATTACCGTTATCTATTAAATTATTTTTATACAATTTCATATATTATAAGTAAATATTTAGTTTTCTTCGTCTTCTTCTGAATCAGGATCGTTTTTAGAAAAATCTTTTTTTCTTATTGTTCCTTGAGTTTTTTTTGGTGCTAATGATTTAAGAGTTGATACTCTTTTGTCTATATTTTTTAATGTAAAATGTTTAGTATTTTTAACAAAAAATAAAGCAGGTATATCTTTAATAACTCCATTATCTTTATCATAAATTACATCTTTAACTCGTTGTAATTTTTTTCTGTCAAGACAATCCTTAAAAAATGCTACTAATAATTGTTCTTCTTCATCATTTAAATTATTGTCTTTTTTATAAGTTTCCACGTATTCGACTAATTTTTTAGTTTTTATTGTTTTATTTAATTTACACCAAGGCTCATTCACATTAATATTTTTTTCGTTTTCCAGAAATTTATCTAAATTAGATAAATCGTTTGATGATTTAGTTTCTTGTAAAGGTGCTCCAGTTAACAACATTGATTTATATTTAATATTTTTAAGTTCCTGACATTCATTAGTAACTACAATGTTTTCCATTTATATATATATTATATTAAATAGAGTTTAACTTACTTTTATAGAATATATATTTCGTAAAATATATATTCCTTATTGTCTATTTATATTATTATCATATAAATATAAATTATGGTATAATAATATAATGACAGATTTAAAGAAAATTACAATAGATATACCCAATAAATATACATATATTACAAAAAATATTGAAAAAAACAATAAAGAAAAAAAACGAATTGAATCAGAAAAATGGACATTTAACCGTGAAGATTACGAATATGAAAACCAAATGACAAATGTGAAAGAAATTTTTAATAATAATTATAATCATTTTAATCATATATCAAAAGTAATGTATCAACAAATAAATAAAAAAATATATGGATATAAACAACAAGATATTATTAAAAAATTATTTGATGAAACTAAATTTATAAATATACAGGCAATCATTAATAAAATGATTGATACAGAATTAAAATGTTATTATTGTAATAATGAAATGTTAGTATTATATGATATATCGAGAGAAATGAAACAATGGTCTGTTGATAGAATTGATAACGATAGAGGCCATAATATAGATAATTTTTATTTAGCATGTTTAGAATGTAATTTAAAAAGGAGAAGAAGAAATGACGAAAAATTTTTGTTTACAAAACAATTAAAATTAGTTAAAAAAGATGATAGTTTAATAAATTAATTAATAATATAAGAATAAATATATTATTAGTATGAATTTAAAATGGACAGATGGAAAACCTTATGAGAGATCTAGGCGGATGAAACATCAAATTCAAATGGAAAAAGAAAATTTAAATAAAGAACAAGAAAAATTTAGTAAAGAACAAGAAAGTTTAGCATATACATCTTCATTAAATCACGATGAAAATACGTGGGAAATATTAAATCAAACTTCGTCTGGAACAAAGTTTAAAGTATCAAATAAGAGAGAAGAATTAGGGAATAAATTAGCTGACAGAGAATTAATTCAACAAATCGGAATTAACCCTTTTTTAAGTCAAACAAACTATTTAGATGATGTTTCAGTAAGGGATCAATATTTAAAACCTATTAATACGACACAATGAGAAAAATATAAATTAAGCTAATGATTTACTGCACATAGTATAAAGAAGTCTATTTACAAAGTAAGCTATAAATATATTGAATAATATTATGATTCCAGAACTAATCATTCTAAAATTTAATTTATTAAAATTTTGAATAACAAATATAAATTCATTAAAGATTAAAATGGATAAACCAATAAAAAATATAATTGTTAATATTAAAAAATATACACAAGAACTTTTATCTAAAGGACCAAAAAACATCGACATAAAATCTGTCATTATATAATATAATTTTAGTTTATTTTAAAAATATAAAAATAATATTTAAAATAAACGGCTTAAATAAGTTTTATAAATTTTACATAATGAGTAATAACTATACAACACAAAACGAATTATTGCTTAATAATTTAATGGAATTTTATAAAGATGAAGAAAATTTAACAAGAATGCTTAAAATTATTACGGGTGAATCTAAAATATCATTGAGAATTGTTGATTGGTTTGTAACTAATTATGCTAAAAAAAATTTTACTCTATATGATTTGATTAATAAAAATGGGGAGAACATTCGATTTAAAGTTTATTTTGATTATAAATTAAAATTAAAAGCGTACAGTAAAAAACGATTAGATCCATTTTGTAGATGGGATAGAATTAGTATACCGTATAAAGGTAACAATTTTATAGAAACCACTATTGGACAACTCAATTTTTTTAAATGGGCAATTGAAAATAAAGTAATAGACTATATAGAAGAAAATTATGAAATTATTGAAAAAGATATGAATAACCGTAATAGTACATCAAAAAGAAAAGAAACTGTAACAGATAATTCAAAGACAAGAAAAAAGAGAGAAGAATTGTCGATATCAGCCTCTAAAAGTATTAAAAAAGAAGATGTTGAAATCGTGGTTAAATTTCATTAAAAATATAAAAAAATTACTCCATTTACTTGTCGTGTATGAGAAGATAAATTAGATAAAGCATTCATGTATAAAAATAATTAATATAATAAATATATAAATATTATAATAATTATTATATTAATGGGTAATAAATTATCATCTTCAATTAAAATAAATTACGAAGATATTCAATATGCGATAAAAAATAATCAACAACATTTATTAATAAATACACTAAACGTTTCAGAACAAGATTGTTTAATAATGAATACTATAAATATTAACAATGAGGAAAATATAGTAAACTCGTGTTTAAAACGTTCATTAAAAGATATAAAAATTATAGTTTATGGTAAAAATTGTAATGATGAAAAAATATATAGTAAATATGATCAATTAGCTTCATTAGGTTTTAACAATGTGTATATTTATCCTGGTGGATTATTCGAATGGTTAATGCTTCAAGATATATATGGAGATACAGAATTTCCGACAACAAAAAAAGAATTAGATATATTAAAATTCAAGCCAAATAAAGTTTTAAATGTAAGATTATTAGAATATTAATGTAAGATTTATAATTATATAATAAACTTATCTCTACTATTATATAATGATGACATATAAAAAACAAGATATTAAATTAGAAGAACTCAATAATAAATGTAAAATTATTAATGAAGAGTGTAAGACTTCATATTACATTATATATATAATGATGTATCTTATGTTGTTTATCAATATAGCAACGATATATTTAATTATAAACTCAAAGAATTTTTATCGATAGCGATATTTGATAACGCATCTGCGCGTTTATTTTTATTACGAAGGATATGTTCATAACTGATAGAATCAAATTGCTTTTCTAAATCTTTTGCTTTGTTAAATAATGGCATTAAATTAATTGAATTACAACGATATATACCTTTCATATGATTTATAACCAATAAACTATCCCCAATAACTAATAACTTTTTGATTTTCATTTCGATGGCTTTATTTAATCCAAATATAAGTCCAGAATATTCAGCGTAATTATTAGTACAATTTGTACCCACGAATAAACTATCTGCCCATATTTCGTCATCTAAGCAATAAATAACAGCACCAGCACCCGATAAACCAGGATTACCTTTACTACAACCGTCAAAATTTAATTTGAAATCAAATTCAGGATGTATTTTAGGTGTCCTAATGGTTTGATTATTTTTAATTTTTGGTAACATAATATATACATACATTTTATAAAATATATTGAATATCAATTTTATATAATATATTAAATATATAATATTATATAAATATATATATGTATAATTTGCTTTTGTTATTTTGTCTAATTTATTCGATTTATGCTGCGGATACTGAATGTCCAAATGTTTTATCAGTTGGGGATAGGCGCGTTAATAAAAATAAATTGAGATTAATGCAATATAATGTAGAATGGTTATTTATAGATTATTACAGTGCAATGGATTGTCCAGGGAACGGATGTACATGGGTTAATCAGAGCGAAGCAGAAATACATATGGATTATGTTGCTGATGTTATTAATACATTAAATCCAGATATAATAAATTTTTGTGAAGTTGAAGGTTGTGATGAATTAAATATATTGAAAGATAAATTAGATGGAAGTTATATTCCCTACTTAAAAAAAGGAACTGATACTGCTACTGGGCAAAATGTTGGTATGTTAACACGTATAGATCCAATTGTAAATTTGTATAGAACAGAAGTTAAATATACCTATCCTATTCCAAATTCAAATTGTGGATATACTGGTTCTTCTGGAACATATGGCGTGAGCAAACATTATATTACAGAATTTAAATTA